ACACGCCGCTCACGGCGACGACGGCTTCGGATTTTGCGGGGGTTGGTTTCTTCGCCATCACTTGGCCCTCTTCGGTTTGACTCTGCCGCCCTTTTTCATCGTGACCGTTGGGGCAGGCTGATAAAATCTATGCTCGGGGTCGATACCCGGACGGTAACCTGCCGGGGGCGGAGTGTATACCATCTTCGGGGCGACAGGGGCTACCGGGGCCACCGGAGCCGGTGTAGTTGGCGTCACAGTGGGAGTGGGGGCAGCAGAGGTGCGATCTGACCGCATGTCTGCGCCGCGCGTGCGAGCAGCTTCCATCGCGGCATAGTTGGCGGCAGCGGCGCGGTTGCGCGCCACGTTGGCCGGATCACTCGAAGTTAACCCCTTCAGAGACATGCCGCCGTAGGTCGGCTTGGCATAGCTTTGGCCGGTCTTCGGGTCCGTGACCGCGTTCAGCTTCTTGCCACCGGACAGTGCGTTGCTGACGGCGTTTCGAATACCAGAGAACATGCCTCCGCCGCCCTCATTCTTGCGAGTCGACGACGTGTTGATTGTCTTGCCAGCAGCGCTGCCGCCGGATTTTGCAGCGGGCTTGGCCGCTCCCTTGGACGCGCTGGACTTCGACGCGCTGGCCTTACCACCAGCCGCCATCTTCTTGGTTCGATTTCCAGTGAGCTGCTTGCCCATACCTGAACGGGAGATCATTTCTTCTTCCCCTTCTTTTTGACACCCTTGATGGTGCCCTTGTTCTCGGCGGCGTAGAAGACGCGGTCGCCGCGCTCTTTGCCGTACTGCTTTTCCATGGCGACCTTGATCTTGGCCCCTTTCTTGTTCAACGGCATCGTATCACCTCAGCAGTTCCAAGCGCGCAAAGAAAGCGCCTTTCGAGTCGGGCGACCCTTCTCGTCCTTCATTGGACCGGGCATGCCACCCATTCTGGCGCAAAAAGACTTACGCCGAGCGGCGTCCTTTGGGGTCTTCGGATTTGGAGCGGGCGCTTTCAACCCCGGTTTCCCGGGGTTGGCTTTGTTGTAGCTGGCTCGACCCTTGGCATTGAGCCCGCCTTTCGGGTTCTTACCTTCCTTGCGGGTCCATGCTGGTGACTTGGCCATTTCATCATCACCCGTAGTAGACGTTGATAGAGTTCAGGCCAGTGGCGTAGACGTACACGCCAATGTTTGCCAGCATGCCGTCCCCGGGGACGGAAAACCCGTTGAAGAAGATATCCGACGCAGAGGTGTGGTAGGTGGCAAGCCACCCTGCGTTATATCCGCCCTTGCTACTACGGACGTACCTGCAGACAGTGCTCGTGGCGATAGTCCCACTGTTGATGTCTGTTAGGGTGAAGGTGTCCGTGCCGGTAACAGTGATCGCGTAGTTGCCCGGAGTTGCGATGACGCCGCTAGCCTCTTCATAGGAGATGCCAATGAAGTCGCCGGTTTTTAGGCCGTGCGCACTCTTGGTCACGGTCACGACATCGCCGCTTCGCCCATAGGTGGCAGCCACGGGTGCGACGTCAGTATCCCAGATTTCAAGCATCCCACCAGCGTTCCCGCCGACAACGTCGAACGCCTTAACGCGAGCCCTGTTCTTGTAGATGAAGCCACTGCTGTGCAGGTGGCCACTGCGTACCTCTGTCCCAGCCATGGTGCTGTGCTCCTATTACGGCAGGTCGTGGGCTTGGATGTAGCGAACGGTCAGCGTGCCGACGCCAGAGCCGGTGTTGGCCGACAGGGCGAAAACACGAACATCGTTCGTGCCCGTATCGTCCCAGTTTGCCACGCGAGTCGGATCAGTGCCCGGAGGAAGACCGTTGATGCCGACCGTTCCAACGGCGGTAGCCCCGACAAGCTCAGTGGCGGTGGCGGTGGTGCCAAGGCTGATGTTGGACGAAGCGCCGGTCCAAGCCACAGTGGTTGCGAGCTGAATCTGCAGGATGTGGCTGTTCGCCGGGAGCACGATGGGGGTGCCCAGCGCGGTGGCAGTGCCCGCCTGAGTGATCGGATACACCTGAACCATGATGACCGAGCCGACGTTGCGGACGTTCGTGCCCAGTTCGGTGCCGGTCGTGTTGGCGATGTTACCGGCGCGGATCGGGCCGGAGAAAGTCGTAGTTCCCATGATAGCACCTCTTGCACAAGGGTTCGCCGCGCAGTCTGTGCAATGTCAGGCAGAGCGGCCTGTCTGCGGGGCTGATGATGCTCTGCGAAGATACTACACCACTTGCGATAATCGCGCTAGAGCCTGTTGCCTTTGACGCTGTTATCGATGTGCGTGAGAATTTGCAGGTTCCATGGCACATGGAGACCGCAGACAAAATCAGACTGCAGTGGAATGACATGATCAACCACGTGCTTCACGCCAGTAGTTTTAGTCAACTGTCGAGCGGCCAGATACATCGATCTGATTTGCGCTTTCTGCCCAAGGGTTAGCCACTTTGGCATGGCCTTTCTGAGCCTGCGGCGACGGGCGTTCGTCATCGTTTGTGTGTAATCTGGGTTCTTTGCCTTCCACGCGTTTCGTGCAGCGCGCCGCTGAGCCGTGGGTTGGTTGTTTGCGCGAGCCAATACTAGGTCTTTGTTCTTCTCGTAGTACCGGCGACCAGCGGCTTTGGCAGCGTCGGATTTAGGCTTCGATTTCCGACGCTCGTTATCTGCAACCCAGTCTTCTTTCATGCACTCGACACAAGCGCCTTTGGTTTTCCGAGGAGCCACGTGCCCGCGCACGCAGGGCTCTCCGGTGAAGTAGTGCGTTGCGCCGAGTAACTTGGCTTCTTTTCTAGTTTTTGGGTAATCCATGTACGCCTCCTACATTTGATACAGGAAACGTACGTCGACGCTCTGCTGAAGTCAATCGGCAAAAGAAAAGGCCCGCCGAAACGGGCCTCTCTTAGATTTTCCTTGATTTTAAAGGATTTATCAGGCGCCTTGGCTGCCATAAATCCCGAGCGGGTCGGAAACGCCGAACGAGTAGCGCTCACGGGCCTTGTAGCGAACGTTGCCTGTGTCAAAGTCTCCGTCCATTGACGTCGCCATGGCGGTACGCACAAAGTGCTTCATGCCATTCGGGATATCGGTGGTCAGGAACCAAGCATCGTTGTCCGTCAGGTAGTGGTTGACGCGATAGCCGTCGGGGATCGAGCCGTTGGTGCGCAGAGCGTTGAGATCGTTGTCGGCGGTGCCAACACGGTTCTCAGTCTGCAGCAGGCGGGTCGCAACGAACATCAGCGACGGCGGCACAATCAGCTTGCGCGGGCGAGCAGCGATCAGCAGACCGCGTTCGTCCTTGTAAGCTGCGATGTCGATCACCGCTTGCTCGAGGGAGGTTTCGTTCAAGTCGGCGTCGACCGTCGGGCGGTTGGCGTTGTTACCGCCAGCAACCGTCGGGTGCGATGCGCTGAACAGGGTCACGCCGTCGCCCGATTGGAACGTGGTGAAGCCGGTGTTCAGCAGCGAAGCAGCTTTGACCTGCTTCGTGTACGCCATGCCACGGGCCAGAGCCTTGGTGTAGCGAGCCGACAGCGAGTCGTACAGGTTGTCTTCCATTGCTTCTTCAGTGATGGAGAAGCCCATGGCCACCGTCTCGTGGTTGTAACGAGCGGTGAACGATTCCTGTGCGTTGTCGTAGATGATCGCCGAACCTTCAGGTTTCACCGGAGCTGCGCCGAAGCCCGAGAGCTTGACTTCTTCTTCGAAGCTACGCTCCGAGGATTCGGTCTCATAAATCTCGGAGTGCTCGTTTTCGTACTTGGCATACTCAAGACCAAACAGGGCGTTAAGACCCGGCAGGAGTTCCTTGAGTGCCTGTGCGCGCGAAATAGCCATATGTCAGCCCTCCTTACACGCCCACGGCAGCGGTCAGCTGCGTGTAGTTGAGTTTCACGACCAGCAGCGGGAACGAGGTGCCGTTCTCGCCACCACGCGGGCCACCGACGTAGTCGATGATGCGGAGCGGGAGGTTAGCGTCGTTGCTGAGGGTGGTCGCATCGAGTGCCACACGCGAGGCTTTGAACGTGGTGTTGACAGCACCCTGCACGAAGGCAGCGTTCTTGCCATAGATGTCCAGCGCGTTCGTGATGGCTGCCGAAGCCTGCACAACGTACAGAGCCTGCGGGTCATCGCAAACGAAAGCCAGAGCATCCGAAGCCACGGTGCCGGTCGGCCACATGTTGCTGAACGTAATCTGACCGGTCGAGGGGTCAGTGTACGAGCAGCCCATGAAGACGCCGAGCATCGCGATGTCGGTCGTGGTGTCACCGGTGGCGGTCTGCTTAGTGATCGTGGTCGAGGTGCCGTTGTCGGTCAGCAGGACGACGTCGCCAGCGGCGATGTTGGCTGCGTAGCCCGACGCGATGGGATACTGGCGGAAGACTTCCAGCGATCCGCTGTCGAGGCGGCCCGTCACACGCAGACCGAAGGGAGCATTAAGGGAACCCATGGGTTCTCTCCTTCATCTACAGGGTTGTGTTCACGGCAATCACTTGCCGAACGAAGTTTTTGTCGAACGCTCGGGCCGAAGCACGGGCATACGGGGATCGGACTCGCGCAGGTAGTTGCGGTCGACGGCATCGATCTGGTTTTGGGCCATTTCGAGCTGACCTTCGATACGTGCGTCTGCGTCCTCTTTGGGAATGCTGCACAGTAGCAGCCCACCGACCTCGATGTTCCCTTTGAAGCGGGAATCGACGTCTGACATGATTTGCAGCTCAGGATGGTCCTCCGCCCGGACGGGCGTGTAACCTTCTCGGAACCGGGACGACACATTCGTCATGTCTGCATTACCCAGAGTGGAGGTGCGAATCCAACGGAACTTCAAGCCCGGTTGGTCTTCGGGGGTAGGCAGCATGGATTGCCGTTTCCACGCTTTTTTGCGCGGACTCGTATTTTCGCGAGTCTCGAGGGTGCGTGGGGTCCGATCAGCCATTTTGCATATCCTTAAGCTTTTGCGCCGCAAATACCTTGAGAGGTACACCAAGGCGCTTGGCGAGAGCGGCCTCAGTCGAGGTTAGCACGACCTTGCGTGATGCTTTTACGCTGCGAGCAGCGGGGGCGACCACGGGGCCAGCTTGACGGCGGGGTGCTTTTTCCTCGGTATTCCCGTCGTCAAACCTGTCTGGGAACGTGCGGCGAACCGCAGCGTCTATCTTGTTATAGTACAAATCGCTTGCAGGATCAATTCCCTGCGCGACGAGGTCTTCGTGCAGACCCATGGCAAAGCCAGTCATGGCTTTGTCCTTCATGAACCACTGATTGTTCTCCGCCCACTTCACGGCTCGCTCGTCGGGCTTTGCCACTTGCGGAGCGGCTGGCTTGGCGGGCTGTGGTGCTTGTTGCTGGGCCGGGGCCACACGGGGTTTGTAGTTCTGGAGACGCTCTTGCTGATTCTGCAGGCGGATCAGCTTCTCTTGTGCAACGAGCACAGCGTCGGCATCGCCGCTCTCGTATGCCGTCTTGTAGTCGGCTTTGGCGGCAGCCAGCTCGCTGCCTATACGGGCCTTGCTCTCATTAACGAGAACACTCTCGCCCTCCGAATAGGCGCGACGGAGCTCTTCGTTCTCCTTGCGGACCTTCTCGGCGTAGTTGATTGCCTCCTCGCGAAGACGGACGGCCTCCTCTTTGGCCCGGCGCTCAGCATGCTGATCGAACTTCAGCTTGTTGATGCGCTTCTTGACGCTGTCGGAGTAGCCCTCAAGGTCGTCGTCATCGGCACCGGCAGGGGGCTCGACTTCCGGCGCTTTCGGCTTTCCTCGGTCTTTCTCAGGAGTGTCGTCTTGGACCTCGATCTCCAGATCGTCGTCGTTGTCCAGTTCGATCTCAATGTCGTCGTTCTTGTCGGTCATGCTCGGCTGTACCCCCGTGGGTCTTCGACAACGGCCTCGACCGTGTCATCATTGATGAGTCGAAACTCTTTGCCCATCACCTTGAAGCGGGTGCCGGAATAGGAGCGGAAGATGACGAAGTCGCCCTCACTGCACCACGGGCCTGATGGGAACTTGTTCGGATCGCTGTAAGCCTCCGGGCCAACCTTGATCACGAAACCGATGACGGACGCCGTTTCCTCAGCTTTCTTCAGCTGATCGGGCATGAACACGCCACCTTGGGTTTTTTCGCTGACTTCTGGGATCGCGATCAGAAGTCTGTAGCCGGACGGCTCTGGCAGCTTTGCCTTGAGCTCCTCGTCCTCGAGCTTATTGCCTGTATACATAACGTCTCCTGCAGTGATTGAGGCTCACAGCGCCTTGCGTGGGTCATCCACGTAACCAAAAGAACTATAGCGGATGCCATCAGTCCGCAATAAATCTTTTCTCTAGCTCCTTTATCTCATCTTCCGTGCGCTGCAGCGCTGCATACTCCCCGGTGGCACGGCAGTATTCCTCATACGACCGCGCGCCACCTCGTGCGAGGTGCTCCATCAGGGCCACTTTCTGCTCCGAGATGCCCCGGAGCAGGTAGTTGAAGACGGTCGCCTCCATCACTTATCCCCCTTCGGCGGCTGGGCCTCTTTCGGAGGAGTGCGCTGCTCACGCAGCTCTCGTGCCACATCGATGGCCAGCCGGGTTCCCTCGGTCTGAGCCTTGACGTTCTCGCGTACGGCGTCGGTTGCCAGCTTGACCATGGTGTTTGCCGCAGACCGGTCGTTCTCGCTGTCGACGCGCTCTTGGGCGATGTAGAGATTCCCAGCGCTCGTCGCGGCGTTGACCTGCAGCTTCTTGTTGTCGATGTCGATCTTGTGGTCGAGCTCTTTCTCTTTGAGAGCCAGCTCTTTCATCTGGATGATCGTCAGCGGGTCTTGAGCCTGCTGCTGCGCTTGCTGGGCCTGCTGCTCGGCCATGTTCCTGTTCAGAAGCTTGGCCGCCGCTTGTGCCACAGCGCGGGACAGCTGCACCTCGACGTCCTCGGGCAGGTCTTCACCTTCAGGCGGCAGCGGAACACCCAGCTGCATCTCGATCTCTTTGCGATACTTGTAGGCGAGGTGCTCGGTGATATGCGACATGGCCGCACCCTGAATTGCGCTCGCGAACGGCGACTGGCCGACCATCTGCGCGATCATCGGGTCCTGCATCGCGGCCATGTGGGCAGCAATGTGCGCGTCGTGGTCCTGATAGAGGAACGCCTTGACCGGGGTCTGCTGCAGTATGGCCATATTCTCAGCCACAGGGTCCATCGGCTTGATGTCTTCCGGCAGCTTGATGATGTCGCTCGCATCTTGGATACCCAGAACGCCCAGCATCTGCAGGTGTAGTTTGCCCATGTCGTAGAGCTGCGGTGCCTGCTGAGCCAGCTGGAGAGCCGCCTGATACTGCATGATGCGCTGCGCCATGGTCGCTGCGTTCGGATCGGAGACCGGGATGATGTCCACGCGCCCGTCGAAGTCCTCGCGGCGGTTGAACTCACCCTCCATGTCGTAGGCGTATTCCTCGGGCATGTGGTCGTGGATGATCCGAGCGAGGATGCGCAGCTCCTGCTTCATCGCGGCGTGCAGGCGGGCTTGAACACCAGACATGACCTTGAGCGAGCGCTCGAGCAGAGCCAGAGTGGTGCCCACCGGGGCGTTGGCACTCATGTCTCCAACCTGAATGTCGGCCACCGAGCCGATGCGGCGGCCCTCTTCAACGACGTTACCCAACAGCTGATACAGGACGCCTGACGGTTCCTTGTAAGGCATCGGGAACAGGCTCTCGCGGAGCGTTCCGCCCGCCACATCAGCATCGCGCCACTCACCCGGCATCAGCGGGGTGTTGTCGCCCTTGATCCGCAGCGACTTGGCCTTCAGACCGGCTGGCAGGTTAGACAGCGTGCCCGCGTCGATCAGCTGACGGAGAATAGACGTGGCAGACTTCGCCAAGCCGCCGATCAGGTGGATCAGGCCGGTGCCGTAGAACCCCATGCCCGGCAGGTATGGATAGTGGGTGAAGTGCAGCAGCTTGCGCTTCTTGGCGTCGTCCTCGGCCCAGTTTCTGCGGATAGACAGAATCGTCTTAGATGTTTTGTCGATGGTAATCACGTGAGGTCGGGCTACCCCTTTCGGATCGTTGTATGGCTCGGGCAGGTCAATATCGACGTGCATCTCGAGCAGCGTGCGCCGGGGGTCGTCCTCCATCGTCTGCTCGTCACCGGCCAGCTCGTTGTACTTCTCTTCAATGTCCGTGAGGTCTTTCTCGGCGACAGGCAGCTCTACCTCTTGGTAGAACCCGACGACCTGCAGCTCGAGCACCTCGTTGTCGGTCTTCTTCATCACATGCGTGTAGCGCGGGCAGACGCGTAGGTTAGACGCACCGTATGAGACCACGAAGTCTTCCGCCGGGATGAAGATAGACGCCGGGCGCTCGAGGATCGGATCGTAGTATGTCTTCTTGAACGAGGAGCCCGCCAGCGGCAGGCGGAACAGCATCTGCTCCATCTCGTCTCGGTAGTCAGGCATCTCCTCGGTGATGATGTAGTTCAGCTCCGTCTGAACGCGCTCGGCCTGAGCGGTCTTCTCTGACGTCAACTTACCCATGATTTTTGTGCGGACAGGTCCGCTGGCGGGCATGAGCTCGCTCATTGCCTGCGCTTGGAACCGCACCACGGCTTCCGTCAGCATCGGGTGGAACACCCCCGAGGCACCTTCCCACGGCTGCGACCGGTCCTCGATCTTCATGCCCAACAGGTCCAGACCCTTGATATAGGCAGTGGCCCAGTCCTTGCGGCTATCCCGGTCCGCCACGAAGGCCGCAATGAGCTCGCTTGCCATGGAGTCAAGATCAGCTTTGTCGATATACTCGACGAGGTTGTCACCGAAATCCTCTGGGTCCTCCGCTTCGTCTTCCTCGGGTTCACCAAAGTCTACCGTGACCTCGCCGGTATCGGCGTCCACGTTGATGTTGGGCTCTTCTTCCGTCGCCACAGCGACCTCGATGTCGGCTTCGAGGTCATCCCCCGGCCCAAGCGCGAAAGGCGTCATAGGTTTGACGATTGCCATAGCATATCCCCTGCAGGTCTTTGACAGACCCTAACATGAACTGCCCTGACATATAAAGGGGGTCGCGAGGGGCGCTAGGTTTCAAATGAAATGCCGTGGCGCAGTCAAGTCAGTTTCGACCAGACACCGAACCGTTCCCGTGACGTGCAGATTCGTTGTGCGCCCCTCTGCAGACTTGATATCGCAGTGTTTTTAGCTCCGCAACATGAAAAAGGCCCGCCGGGAGGAGCCAGCGGGCCTAGTCCAACAGGGAGGTCGCAGCCCGAGGGTTGCGCCGCAACCTTATCACAAATCTCAGTAGTAATCTACCCGTCTCCTGTATGGGAGCTCCTCGTCCTGCTCGTCCGTCGGCAGCCTGATGAACCCGCCTTGGCGGAACCGCAGCATCGCCATGACCGTGCTGTCCACGAGGTCGTCGTGCGCCGCGAACGGGAACCCTGCAACCTCCTCGACGAGCTCCTCGGCCCAGCGTTTCGGCGGGACCCACACCAATCCCGACGCAATAATGTCGGAAACAGAGTTCAACCGGGCCATCTTGTCGCCGGTCCCCCGGTGCGGGGTGTACTCAGCCACGGGTATGCCCATCCGCCGCATCTCTTGGAACAGCGCTGTACCCGCACTCTTCTTCTCGACGATGAAGCTGTCAGGCTCCCAGTGGCGATACTCCTCGAGGCACAGGGCCTTGAGCTCTGGGAACTCCATCCGCCGCTTGATTGAGTTCAGCAGGATGATGTGGTGGGAGTCCAGCTTCTCATTATAGAACACGCCCCACGTGGTCAGCGCCGTGAAGTCCGCCCGGTTGTTCGTCTCGGCAGCGGCGTCAAGCGACATGATAATATACTCGACGGCTGGCGGGTCCTCCTCAGGCCACAGCTGCCACCACTCGCGCTTCACGATGGCCGCCTCTTCGCCGGTCGGATTCTGCTGATACTGCGCGTTCCACTGGAACACCGGCATGGAGGCCTTTGTCCGCAGCAGGGCGGGCATATCGAAGAACTCAGGCCACAGAGCCTTCTGCACAATCTTCTCTTCACCCGTGTCCGGGTCGAGCTGCTCGACCTCAAGGATCGCCGGGAACTCCACCACCTCGTACTGATCAGCCCCCTCGTTGTTGGCCATATCCTGAATCAGCCGACCGGTCAGGTCCGAGGCATGCCACCGTGTCTGCACGACCGCTACGCGGCCTCCCGGCATCAGACGTGTCCGCGCACCGTATGCGAACCACTGATATGCCTTCTCGAACACCGCGAAGTTCCCGTTCAGCACGTCCTGTTCCGAGTGGGGGTCGTCGATCAGCAGCAGGTCCGCACCGCGCCCTGCCAGAGCCGAGCCCACGCCAGTGGCGTAGAACTCACATCCCGTGGATGTGTTCCACCGCCCCGCCGACTTACTGTCCGTCGCGAGCATCACACCGGGGAAAATCTCTCGAAACGCGTCAGTATCGATGAGATTTCGCACCTTTCGACCAAAATCCACGGCCAAATCGGTGGTGTGGGACACCATCATGACCTTTTTTCCGGGGTTTCGACCGATAAACCATGCAGGATAATAGGTGGAAACGAGCTGACTTTTCCCGTGTCTGGGGGGCATATTGACGCAAATTCGGTCCTTTTCGCCCCTCTCGATGCCCATCAGCTGGTCCGCAAGGATGCGGTGGTGCCGCCCAACCTTATAATTGGGGTCCATCCGCAGGCAGAAGGCGATCAGATCGTCCTTGGCAGCCTGCAGCGCGGCACGCTTGTCCAGCTCCTCGAGCATTTTCTCGACTTCGATCAGCTCGATCTCGTCGAGGGCGTCCACATGCTGCAGCAGGAGCTCAAGCTCTGACTTGTCGAAGCCAATATCACTCATCGGCGATTCTTTTGCTCACGAGTTCGTAGGTCGCATCGAGCTTCTCGCGGAACCACTCCAGCTGTGCCTTGGTCTCAACCTTACTCCACGTGTGGATGGAGCCCGTCTCGTCAAAAACGATGATCACACAGGCGTTCGGGTCTTTGACGTAGGTATCCATGCGTCGACGAGCGAAGACTTCGCTCCCATTGCCGGAAATATCGCGTACCGGGGCCTCGCCGTCCCACTTTTTGTCTGTTTCTGGCACGTCCCAGCCTCCGTCGGGCCCACCCGTAGCCTCCCCGCACACGGCACAGCGCACCGTGGAATCTGAAAACAGCTCGTAGGTGCAGCATCCGCACTCGCAGACCCAGATCAGGGGCTTTGGCTCTTCTTTCTTGGTCTTCAGGGGGATCACATCACTCATCTTGGTCTCCGTCTTGCTCGTAGTCGACGTAGTCTGGCTCGTCCTGTGGGGTCACATCGACCATTTTCTGCAGCTTCTGACGCAGCCGAGCCCGCAGATCATCACTCGTCTGATGCGTAACGGTGATTTCCTGCTTTTCTGTGAACAGGCCCACGTCGGAGACCTTGCCGAGGAGCTCCAGAGCCTTCACTCGGATGCGGGCGTCGGGGTTCTCT